AGGCAGGGATCCGTTTCCGTTATGTACGTGGTGTTGGGGAGGATATTCTTTTCATGTTTGATGTGCAGAAGGCGGGTTTTGTCGCTCGGGTTGACGGTCGTGTTTTGTGTGGTCATTTGCCGGAATGGTCTCTTTCATCAATCGTTAAGGATGATTGTGGTAAACCTGTGTTTGGGAAGCTTGATGTTGGCTGTGGTCACAGGCCTACTGGCGACGTGAATGTGGATTTGTTTTCTGAGCCTACGGCTCATAGGTGTGTGGATCAGCGGGTTAATGATGATGTTGCTTTGCATGTGCATGAGATCAGTAATTTTGTTCGGGCGGATGCTTGTTGCCTGCCTTTTAGGGAATGCTCTTTCAGGAAGAGTTACAGTTGGCATTTGATTGAGCATTTGGTTGATCCTCTGTTGTTTTTGGGTGAGGTGATGCGGGTTTCTGCTGAGGAGGTTGAGATTCGTTGCCCGAATGGCGAGTTTTTGTCTTGCATAAGTGAGAGTAAGCCTTTGCATTTGCATGATTTTAGTGTCGGCTGGTTCCGGGAGACTCTTCGTGGTTTTGTTGGTTGGGATTGGGCTGTGCGTTGGGATTATAGTCAGAGTGAGCCTTGGGAGATAGTTGCTGAGGGTTTTAGGAAGGGTAACATAAATTGAATGATCGTGAGCGTGACATTATCAGAAAAACGGTTTTGCAGTTGATATTGGGAGGTGTTGTGCGTTGGACGGACATTGAGAAGTTGGTGTGTGCTAGCTGTGGAGCCTTTGCGACGTCAAACACGGTGAAGAGGCAGTTTTACGGTTATTTGCTTGTGAATGGTTACATTGAACGTGTGAGCAGGGGCAAGTATGCGGTGACAGAAAGGGGTCGTAAACTCTATGTTGCTGTGTCTTAGTTTTTTCGTCTTAGACCTTAAATCTTAGTTTTTAGCGCCAAAATACCTTAAATCTTGTTTCGTTTTCAATTTAGGGTATGGATAGCGTATTAGCTGTCGCGTTGGCTACAGCATTTTTTGACTGTTCGGAGGTAGATTGATATTTACAGTATTATTGCTGATGTAAAACCAGTTCTAAAAATTGACCTGACTGAGGATGAATATGATACTGAGCTTACATCATGCATAGTATCTGGTGACGCTTTAATTGATAATTTATTGAAAAGAGTAAATTTAACGGTTCCAACGCCAACTCCTCAGAATGTTGTGGATGCCAGCAAATACTTCGCTGCTTGGCTGTTCCGTCACCGAAGCGACCCAGGGGCTGCTGATGTGTTTTGGGTTGAGGCGCAGAAGTTCCTTGAGGTTTATGTTGAAAGTGAGGAGGAAATCGCGTTTAAGGTAGGGTCTGCATGACTGAATTAGATACTCTTGCTCATCATGTCTGCGAAAAAACTACAGGCGATTTTATTGTTCACATACCCGATGTCGGCGAAGTTTACGACAAAATTGTTGAACTTAACGATGGGAAATATGCTAACGTTCTTTTGGTTCCTGAGTATAACGGGCATGATAGTTGGGCTGATGAGCTCGCATGGCTTGCAGCTAACTTTGGCGGCGTTGATGGCATCCCGATTATGCTTGCCGTTTTTGGTGGTGGAGGTCCGGATGGTCCAACTCCGCAACTTTCAACAAGCGATATACAGGATGCATTGGCGGTTGCTAACGTTAAATGGTTAGTATTCAGTGAGGTAATAAGCTGGCATATAGAATTTAGTGAGGAATTTCCAGTTGCCTATGTTGCTGGTATTCTCGCCTTCGCTCAGGCTAACGGGTTAAAGGTGTTTTGGAGTGAATGGAAGGTTGATTGTGCTGGGGGAGACACTTTCAAGGCGATTCAAACGTATATCGCGGGTTACGAGGACATCGTAACTGTTGCATTTAAAACAAATTCTGGAGACCTTGAACCGGCTGCAGGATTTGAATATTTAAAGAATTTGGGTTTCACGCACTGGGGAAGCACGGTTGAAACGTGGTATTGGCACACGCGACATAAAGAGGAAGAGCCACCCGAATTATGTGATCCAGATAATATGCCTATTGCGTGGATGATCCGACACGCGATTGAAGCTAAAAATATAGGAGCCGAAATTATCCAGTTTGAACCTTACTGGTATTTTTTCGGCACTAACGATGGGAAAGCGAAGGAAACCCTGAAGCTTCTCCATTATTACTTAAATTCAGCAATGTTGTCGATGGAAACAAGCACAAACATTTTGCAGACAATATTTGCTGAGTGGCTATATGGACCCGACAAAGATAAGATTCATTGGGTTAATAGCCGCGTTGACGTGGGAATCGGTCTTCAACCTTCAGCTTTTGATTTTGTAAAGACTCCCAAAAAGTATGCGATCAGCGTTTACAGCTTAGGCAGCTCAAGCCCATCCCGTAGATTATGGCTGAAAATCGAAGATGTTGCCGTTGATATTCTTGTTAAAGTTTTGGGAACAACTATCGAAAAAGCTGCTCTGATTCGAGAGCAGATGCGGGCTGAGGTTGAACGAATTATCCATAAATATAGTGCGATTGCGCCCTTGTGGAATCCTAACCCGGGTCCTACGGGAGCACCACGCAGGCGCAGGATTCCGGGTTTACCCGACGTTGTTATCGGGCAAGAACCCGTTCAAATTGAGGATAAAAATTTCGTTCAGGTCACAGTTTACGTGAGATGTCGGGTTTACCCGAATAGAACGTGGATTTGATGGTTATGAAAACATAACAATAACCAAAATGGAGGAAAAAGCGAGAAAATGTATGGAGCGCATGAAGCGAAACTTTACTATGTGGAAGAAGAAGCCTACGGAATAACGCCACCGACTCCGCCTATGAAGGGCATGAACGAAAACCTTGAAAGTGTGGAACCTGCGGTAGACCCGGGATTAATCAAGATACGCGGATTCGGTTCAAGAGACCTAACTGATATTCAAGCGGGTTTAAGAAAAGTAAACCTGAAAGTAGCTTACTACCTGCCAAAAGAGGATGTTCTCAATTTTCTGAAGCATGTCGAAACACTTGTGCCGCAAACAGTTGAGGTTTGGTATGAAAAAAACGAGTCGATTGTTGACTTGCGCCATATTGGATGCCTTATGGATAGAGCAACAGTTTCGTGTAGCGTAGAAGATGCAGTTAAAGCATCAATTGATCTTATCGCACTGGATTTGATGCCCGAAAATTCGAAGATTCCTGATGCAACATACACAGATTATGGTGGGCTTATTCCATTCAATGCTTGCTATGTGAAAAGGGGAGAAGCGGACGGTTCGAATCTTACTACCCTCGAAGAAATCACAGATTGGAAATGCACAATCGAAAACAACCTGAAACGGGTGCCAGTGATACGATCAAATCCGCAGAGTCTTTTAACTGCAAACGCGAATTCTGGACAAAAGGTTGTGGCGGTTGCAGCTGGTTCACTGTTCAAAGCCAAAAATCAAGTAAAAATCATGGATGACATCACCAGCGAAGATAACATAATTGATTCAATTGACGGCGATAACCTGACTATGATGAATAATTTAGCTAACACCTACACGGTTGCCGCTAACGCAAAAGTTACTGCTCTTGTCTCGAATTTGCTCAAGTATTTGCGGGAACGCCACAGGAACCTAGCGGGCGAATTAACCTTTGAATTTGAGAATAGAACGGAATTTTTTGACGTTATACACGATAGCGAGTTCAGCCTACAGTTGGGCTTAGGCGACACGGAAGACATTTTGTTCAAGTATTGCAAGTGGGACAATGTAATCGCGCCGACTCGCATTGAAGACCTTGTTTCATTGAAAGCGCCATTTACGGCGAGAGATGTCGTGATTACGACTCCGTGAGGAATTAAAATGCAAAAAAAAGAAACTATTGAAATTAAAAACGAATTCGGAGAAGAATATGCTGGAACCTACGTTTTCAGCGAAATCACCTGGGCTAAACGTTCCCACATAATCCAGAAACACACACAATATCACTCAAGAACGGGTCAAGTCGTAAAAAGCGATTATGTTGCAATTCAGGCGGAAACAATCGTCGCCAGCTTAAAGGAGCAACCCAAAAACAAACCGATTACATTAGAAAAATTGCTCGGTGAAGAAAACGGAGTACCGATAGGACTTGGTGAGCATTTCAGCAAAGTAGTCAACAGGCTCTGCGGCGTCACCGTTGAAGAAACAAAAAACTGATTCGGGCGATGAAGCGTGGCAAACCACATCCAAGCCTCACCGAATTTAGGCTCTGCAAAGAGTTCGGGTGGACTCCAATCACGCTTGCCCGCCAGCCAGCAAAGAAAGTTGAAGAATTCGTTGTTATTCTGAACGAAATCGACCGACAAACGCAAGAGGAAATAGAAAAAGCGAAACGGGAGGGTCAAACTCGTGGTCGTTAAGATGGAAATACACTTAGACGGGCTGCCTGCATTACGGGAGAAGTTTGCTCGGTTAGATGAGAACCTGAAGCAGAAGGTTCATGAAGCTATGAAATTTGAGGCAGAAGGTATGAAGAACATTGCTAGGGCACGATGTCCCGTTAAAACTGGAAGATTAAAAGCCAGCATCTACGCAAGGGTGAAAGATTGGGTTCTACAGTTAGGCGCCACTGCTCCCTATGCGATCTATCAAGAGCTGGGAACTCGATACATTAGTCCCCGGTATTTTCTGAAGAATGCTGTTTGGTTGCGTATGCAGAGTTTAATCAACCGAATTAACCGCGCAATCGATGATGCAATTACGGAGGCTTCATCTTGAGCTTTCACGATATGGCTATAACAGTCGCTGCAAAAAATCAGGCATCCGCCGAATTTGCTAAAGTCGTCTCCGATGCTAGTCAGATGGCTTCAGAAATTGAAACTTCTAGTACGGCAATGGCATCGAGTTTTCAATCCTGCGCAGTCGAAGTAAATAATTTGGGTGTCGAGAGCCTAAGTGCCACCGAAAG